GGTGAGGCGGCACGAGATGCCGCTCTTCAAGGATCGGGAGATCACCGACCAGGAAGTACAGGAACTCTTCGATTACGACTTTCGCGCGGCAGTTGGCGATGCCAGGAGGGTTGTGCCTTGCTTTGATGAACTAAGCGACGACCGTCAGATGGTCTTGGTGGATATGGCGTTTCAGATGGGCCGCATGGGCCTGGCGGGATTCCGCAAAATGATCCGGGCCATCGCCAAGGGAGACTTTGTCCTGGCCGCCGCCGAGATCCTCGACAGCAAGTACTACCTACAGACACCTGGCCGGGCCAGGAAAAACGCTGAAACAATGTTGGAGGGATAACATGAAATTCTTTTGTAAGGAACCCAGTTTGAGTCCGTTGATTGCTATTGCCGCCTTTGATGCAGGCTATCTTGTGGCGAAGAGCGACCCCGAGTTTGCCCGGAGGGCGATCCCGGTGGCAGACGGCATTCTTTCCCTGATCGCAAAGAATGGCGAGACCGGGTCGGTTAACGGTGTTTTCCAGGCGGCTGTCAAGGAGATGGTCGAGCAGATCAAAGATCCGCTCATCAAGATGAATGTGATGGCTGTCCTCTCGATGGTCGAGTTCCAGATCGATGCCCCCACCGTAAAGGTGCTCGATGTCCCGGTGATCGAGGGTCTAGTCAGCAACTTCAAGGCCGGTGTGGCGGCATTCAAGTAATGGATCTTCGTCCAGGCGACTACTTCGTTGTACGCACCGATTCCCTGCTTGCCCGGTTGATTATTGCGGTTCAGAACTTTTGGGCAAAGGATGGAGGGAGTTGCTTTAATCATGCCGGGATCATTATCGACTCTGAAGGGAACACCTTTGAGTCTTTGAAGCACATCGACCATTATCACATCTCCCGGTATTATGGATGCCCGATTATGATTGTGCGGTACAAGGAGATGACCCCTGAACGTTGCGCAAAGGGTTACGCAAAAGTCCTGGAGTACGACGGCATGATATATCCCTGGTGGAGGTTACCTCTTCACCTTTTGAATATTGCCAGGTTCTTCAAGGCGACCTTCCCGGTCTGCTCGGAACTGGTCGGCCTTCACAAGTACTACGCGGGCGTGTCGGCCTGCGACGGTTGGGGATGGAACCCAGACGACTTGGCAGACAACTGGAGAATCAACAAGTATGTGGACATCATTTACGAGGGGCAGTTATGAACGACATCCTTGAGAAAATGAAAGACATGAAGAGTACTCTTACTGGTACCCTCGGGTTGATCGGGATTGCCATTGCTCTCTTTAAGGACATGGTGGTCGAGGTCATCAATTGGATAACTGGCCTTGGCTATACCCTAACACCCGACAAGGAAAAGATCATCATGGTTGTTCTGGCCCTGATCTGTATCAAGATGATCTTCTTTGAGGGCGAGAAGAAAGGAACAAAGGACAATCCTATTGAACTGAAAGACGAAGTCAAGTAGTGGTTCGCAGACTCACGTCGCCTGCCTCGATTGAGCGGGCCAGGAAAGAATTGCAGGAACTTGAAGCGAAGGAACTCGCTTTCCAAGAGCGGTACATCAAGTACCGCAAAGAAAACATCATCGAGTTTTTCAACATCCCCAAAGAGCAGGGTGGTACCCCTGCTAACCCTCCCCAGGCCAAACTCCTAGAAGCGTGGCGTCACCTCCCTTACAAGGTCTTCACTTTCACCGGAGGCAACCGTCTGGGCAAGACGACCATCGGTACGGTCATTGCCATATGCGTTGTTGCCGGCAAGTGGCTCTGGAACAACGAACCGATAGTGTTTCCCCACGACTACCCCCGCAAGGTGAGGTATGTCGGCCAGGGATGGGAGACACACATCAAGACCGTTGTTGAGCCTGCCTTGAAAAAATGGTGGCCCAAGTCCCGCAGAGTCGAAACCAAGAAGAACAACCAAGGTGTCGAGGCAACCTGGACTGACCTCCAGACCAAGAGCGTCTTGGAGATCCTCTCCAACAATCAAGAGAGTGGATCGTTTGAAGGATGGGAAGGCGACCTGGTTGTTTACGATGAACCCCCACATAGGGAAAACAGGATCGCTTGTGCTCGTGGGTTGGTTGACCGGCAGGGACGGGAACTGTTTGTTGCCACCCTTCTAGGAGAGGCATGGATTCACCGGGAGGTGATCAAAGCAAAGTTGCCTGATGGTTCACCGGATCTGAGTGTCTTCAATGTCCACGGTGAGATCTACGACAATGTCGGTTACGGTCTGACCCAGGAGGGCATAGACCAGTTTGCTAAGACGCTCAAGGATCACGAGAAAGAGGCAAGGCTCAAGGGTAAGCCGTCTTACCTGGCGACCCTGGTGTGGCCGAGGTTCAGTAGAGACCTTCATGTCAAGCCTCGCCACAAGGTACCCCTGGATTGGATCGTCGATGTCCAGATCGACTTCCACCCGGCCAAACCCTGGTATGTTCTTTTCCTCGCCACCGACAAACGCAACTTCAAATACTGCATCCATGAGATTGTGGAGAAGGGTACCCCCCAGTACATCGGGGAGGAGATCGTGAGGATCTTCAAGCAGAACCTCTACCGGATCGGATCGGTGCAGATCGACCCCCTGGCGAAGGGAGACAGCAATGCAGACGATGATACGGTTTACGAAAAACTCAGTAAGGTTCTTGCTTCGCATGGCATTCCATTGGAGGTTGCGTCGAAGGATAAAGAGAACGGGATCTCTGCCATCGGGGATTTACTCTGGACGGACAACGAGATGCCCTCGCTCTTCTTCTTTTCGGACTTGAAGCACACCATACAGCAAGTCGAGGACTATATGTACGACCCCGAGACTTTGAAACCGTCGAAGGTCGATGACGATATGTGTGAATGCCTGTACCGGCACGGACTGCTCAACACACAATGGTATCCGATGATCGATAACACAGCCGCAGGGCAACGCAATGTTATGCTTTAGTGGGGGAGGAGATGGGGAGTCACAACATCAAGATATCAGACGACGAAATACTGAGTCAGTTAAACCAGGACCTAGAGGACGCTGACTCACTACAGGATGAACTCGCTATCCAGAGGGAGACCTTCTATAAGCAGTACCGGATGGAACCCTATGGCAACGAGATCTCGGGGTGGTCTTCCTCCGTTGCCCCCATCATCTTCAATAATCTGCACGGGAATCTTCCATCCTTGATGGAGATTTTCGATGAGGATTTCTTTGTCCTCCGTGGCGACGACGATGACCGCTCAAAGAAACTCCAGAAACTTCTCTATGTGCAGATGTTCCACAAGCAGGACGGGTACAGGAAAATGTACGACTTCCTGTATAACGCCTGGCTTTATCACTACGGAGTCATCAAGGCTTACAAGAAGGAAGAATACGACCTGGAGACTTTGACATTTGACCGTCTGTCGGAGCAGGAGATGCAAGCCCTCCAGGCATCCGGTGATGTCCAAGTCTCCAAGTACGAAGAGGTCGGCCAGTTGGATGTCAACACCGGCCAGGAAATAACATGGTACGAGAATGTCAAGGCAGTTCGCAGAAAGATGATATTCTCTGGCCCGTTCTTTGAGGTGGTTCCGAACTGGGAATTCAAGTTCACCCGTGATGCAAAGATCGGGGATTTCGGGTCCATCGATGCCAGACTTGTCTGCCATGAGGTTCGTCGGTCTTTAGACTACATCCGCAAGAAGGAGAAGGCAGGGATCTACCGGCCTGGGTCATACGACAAGGTGAAGGAAAAGGTGGAGTCCCGCCAGGGTAGAGAGAAGGTTGACGAGGACACGATCCTAAACCTCGTGGACTCGATCACCACGACGAGCGACAAGGTTCCCGAGGAGAACGAACCGGCGAAAGATGTCGTCATCGAAGAGTGTTACTATAAGATGGACATCGACGGTGACGGTCTTCTGGAGCATTGCCTCGTTGATATCTGCGACGATGTCATCCTCCAGGTGCGGGAGAACCCGTACAACCGGCCACCCTTCAGAGTCGGCTCGGTTATACCGGAACCGAACAAGGTCATCGGCATTGCGATGCCCAAGATCCTCGAGAACGACCAGAAGGTGATGACCAACCTTCTGAGACTCATCCAAGACTCGGCGGCAGTAGCCACATACCGCAACCCGGTCACCAACGACCCTCAACTTTTCTCCAACCTCCAGGTCAGGAAACCCTTCTCCGTTATCCTGGGCAACCCCGAGAAACTTGGAGAGGTCAAGTCGAGTGATCCTCCCCCGTTTATCTTGAAAGCCTGGGAGATGATGAAGGGTGAGAACGAGGAGAAGACCGGCACGACCCGCTACAACCAGGGCCTGGATGCCGACTCCCTCAACAAGACGGCCACCGGGATCTCCCTGATATCCCAGGCCGCAACGAAGAGACTCAGGCTTATAGCCAAACTCCTGGGCAAAGGCCCGATCAAGGGTCTGATCAAGGACTTCATCTACATCAACCAGAAATGGCCCGCCCCCCAGGAGCAGATGCGTATCCTCGGGTCGAAACTTGAGATCAGGCAGGACGATCTCTACGGTGATTATGACATCGAGATCGACATCGGTGTCGGCCCGGCGGAGAAACAAGCGGCGGCGAACCAGTTAGACCTCCTTATTCAATGGCAGATGCAGGCCGGGCTGAACCTCGGAGTATGCACACCCGTCCATGTACTCCGTGCTCAGAGGAAAAAGTACAGACTGCTCAATGTGGCCGTCGATGATCTCCTGATGACCGAGGAAGAATTCACCAAAGAGCAGGAGAGAAGGGCCCAGGAACCCAAGAAACCCCAGATCAAGGAGATCGTGGATGTGGATCGTCTGTATCCATTGCTTTCAAGGATGGAGCAGATGCAAGTTCTCCAGTTAATCGGCATTCACCCAGACCCCAATGCCCGGGCGACGGGCCTTCCTAACGCTCAGTCGTTGCTGAAAGCGGAGCAGGAGAAGGCAAATCTCCAGGCCGACATGATGAAATTCAACGCCCAACAGCAATTCGACATTATGAGCAGAATGCATGATGCAAAGGAGTCCCAAGCAGACCGAAAAGTCGAGTTT